CTGGCTGGAACTCAAGGCCGACGACGGCGAGCTGTCGGACGACCAGAACAAGATCAAGCTCATCATGATCGCGCGCGGCGTCCCCTACGCCGTCGCCTATGGTCGTGACGCGCCGATCCAAGTCCTCAAACATTGGGGGGCCATCCGCCAATGATGAAAACGGTGACCTACAATCTCACCGGATCGGAAATGCACCTCGCCGTCATGGCCGGTGTCCAGCGAGCCCTCGACGCGATCCGCAGCCACCGGCAAGGCCGGTACGGATGCGAGGACACGGGGTTCGACTACCAGATCAACGGATGCCTGGGCGAGCTGACGGTCGCCAAACATTTTGGCGTGTTTTGGAACGGCTCTTTCCGCAACCTCAGCGCCGTCGATGTCGGCCAGCGGTATCAGGTGCGAGCCTCCACCTATGACGGCCCGAACGCCGGGATGGCGCTGCATCCGCCAGACAGGGACGACCAGCCCTTCATCAAGGCGTTCGTCAAATTGCCGCAGGTCACGCTGATGGGCTGGGTGTTTGGGCGGGAAGGCAAGCAGTCGGAGTTCTGGGGCGAGAAGTTGCAGAAGGGGCGCCCTTGTTTCCTCGTGCCGCATGAAGTGCTGCACGGCATGGACGAGCTGGATCCGAAGGAGAACAACGAAGAGGCCATCGAAGATGCGATGGCGTTCGCGAGGGAGGTGCTGAAGTAGAACCTGGGCGGCGCATTTGGCCGAACACCGCCCAGGCCCAGGCTTTTGAGGAGTAGTCGACGCCTCTTCCCAGCCTTTAACAGAAGATCATCACAACTCCAAGACGTGAGTTTTGGAGAACGGGAAGGCTTGCGCGCGATGCTGCCGTGGTCGCGCGCAGAGATGAAGTAATCCTTACTGGAGTTAAGTAGGCACACTTCTTCGAATGCCCTTAATGATGGTTAGTGAAGTAGATAAGGCCTCTACGATTAGCTGTATAGCGCACTATACCGTTGCGAATTTGGGTGTGAAACGCGGAGGTTGCGTCGTGCGAACGGTGAGCAGGGCCGGATATAGAGGCTACATCAATTCGATTGCGTGGCAGGAGGTGAGGGCGCGGTATTGGCAATCGAAATTGCCAAAGACGTGCTTTGTTTGCGGGACTGATCAAGGCCCGCTGGAGCTACATCATAGAACTTATAAGAGGTTGGGTTGCGAGCGACTGACGGATTTACTTCCGGTTTGCCGTAGTTGTCATGAGCTGACCCATAAGGTGCATAAGGCGAGGGGGAAAAGCCTTTGGCGAGCTGGAGTGATTGCAAGGCGGGTCCTGAAGCATCCTCGTGGTGCGGAGGCGATTTTGCTCAATGCAGGACGGAGGCTTGCCTGATGCCTGACGCTCCCGACCCGTCAGTGATCGAGCTTATGCGCCGCGAGGCGTTCGAGGAGGTCGGACGCATGTCGTTCCTGGCCGACGATTATGCGCTGAAGTTGTTCGACGCCACCGAGCGGGGCGATCTGATGGCGGTCGCCGGGCGCCTGCAGCAACTGCGTTTCTGCACGATGGCGATGATCCAGACCTTCAACCACTTTTTGAGGACGCAGCCGCATGGTCAAGGAATGGCCGAAGCAGGACGACCACCGCACGCCCATCGTGAGGATCAGCGATCCGGCGATGCAGTGGCATGAGGTCGACCTCAACGACCTCCTGGGCTGCTGCCGCCGCGAACTGGCGTTCCGGCAACGCTGCTATCCGAAGTGGGTGGCCAAGGGCACGCTGTCGGAGAAGAAGGCCGCGAAGGAGCTTGAGCTGATGCGTTCGGTCGTCGATTTTTTGACGCATTGCCTTTTCAAGGCGGTGACGAGGAGGGCGAAGGAGCAGGCCTAACGCTTGGCCCTGGCGTCGCGCGCCTTCTCGCGCTGGGCGGGCGTCATGTTCCCGCGCTTGATCCCTTGCCGCGTCGCTTGCACGGTCCCCTTTTTCAAGTTGCCCGCCCGCTGCATCGCCGAGACGCCGACGGCGTAGGGGTTGTCGACGCCCTTGGCGGCGAGCTGGCGCACGACGCGGTCGAGGATCTTCGGCATCGGTTCACCCGTAACGCTGCTTGAGGCTGGCTGCGGCGAGCTGCATGGCGCGCTGCCGCTTGATGTCGTCAGGCATGATCGGCGGCGTGGGCGCGCTGGCGAGGCGGCTCTGGCCGGGCGGCCCGTAGCGTGGAACGACATTGCCGTCCGCGTCGATGTCCCAGTCGTCGCCCGACGGCGCGGCGCGCTTGGCCAGCGGCCCGGCGGCGCGGGCTGGAGCGACGGCTCCTCCCTGGCCGCCGCCGAACAGGCCAGCGAGATTGAGCGCGGTCGCCTGCGGCCCGGCGCGCAGACTGTTCTGCGGGCTGGCGTTGGGCTGGTCGATGCCGATGAAGCGCGGATTGGCGCTCGCGCCGCTCGCGGTCGCGCCGCCGGTCGCCAGCGGGCCTGCGACGCTGCCGGGCGCGGTTTGCCCGGCAGGCGGGGGCGCTGTCGGGCTCATGCTGCCGCCCCCTGAAGGCCAAGGGACGTTGCCGCCTGAGCCGATGGGGCCGCCTGCGCCCCGGCCGAACTGGGCGAGCGCGCCCGGCGCCAGCGATCCTGGCTGGAGCGGCAAGCCGCTCGCGGACACGCCTGCGGGCTGGGATATGCCTGCTGGCCTTAAGGCGGGCGTAGGTGGCGGCCCGACGGGGGGAACGATGTCGTTGTTGGGGATCGGCGCCGTGGGGTTCGCCTGGGCGGCCTTGAGCGCCGCGATGTCGTCGGGGCTCGGCCCGCCATTGCTGGCGCTGGGCGGGGCCTCGCCAGCCTGCGCCGCGCCAGGGCTGAACATCTGCATCAGGTACTGCAGCCACGCCTGCTGGTTCATGCCGGGCGGCGGCTGGCCTCCGACCCCTCCAGAGCCCATCGGAGCCGCTCCAGGCCCTCCTGTGGGCCCTGGGCCGCCCTGGCGAGCCCACCAGGGCAGGCTGTCGGTCAGATCGGTCACCGCCATTATCGCCTCCGTTTGGTTGCAGGGGCGGGAGTTGAACCCGCGACCTTCAGGTTATGAGCCTGACGAGCTACCGGGCTGCTCTACCCTGCGTCACGCCACTGCGATTGCGTTCGAAGTCACGCCGGTCGACGACCCGGCTGCGTTCGAGGCCGTCACCTGACAGCTCACCGAATTGCCGCTGTCGGCCCCGACCAGGGCGTAGACCTGACCCGTTGCGCCCGCGATCTGCGCGCCCCCGCGCAGCCACTGGTAGGTGTATTCGGTCGGACTGTTCGTCCACACGCCGTTGGTCGTGGCGAGGTTGGAGCCGACAGTTCCAGTGCCGCTCACGACGGGCGCGGTGGTGTTGACCGGCGGCACGTCGACGGCGATCCCGGCGGTGATCGCCGCCGCCATCGCCGCGTTGGTGAGATTGCCGCCCTTGCCTGAGTTGACCACCAAGAGGATGTCGTTGGTGAAGCGCGAATTGGCCGGGTTGCCCGGCTGCAAGCCTGCGGGCGCGGTTTGCAGCGTCGTGTCGTGGGTGGTGTTGTCGGAGCCGAGCGCGGTGGCGATGGCGGCGAGTTCGGTCGCCACGTTCGGGTAGGCGTGGTGGATCATCGCATTGAGCTTCACCGCCTGGGCGAAGTCGGCGATCTGGAAGGTCATGGGCTCACTCCCTCTTGGTGGGCGGGACGACGCCTGGGACCTGCCGCTGCTTGCCTGCCGTCACGAATGCGCCGCCGCCCGCGAGCGCATGCTCGTCGAACACCGGCTTGTCCTCGTCGGGGCGCTGATCGGTCGCCTCGTCGTATTCCTTGAGGCCGTGCTGCTCGACCCATGCGGCGCGGGCGCGCTGTTCGTCGGGGGCCGACATGCCGTCGGCGTAATAGCCGGGCGGGGGCTTCTGCTCGCGCGCGTCGAGCGCGGGATCGGGGCTCCACTCCTCGCGCGCCTTGGCCTCTTCCCTGGGCGCGTTCCAGAATGGCGGCGCGGCGTGCGCCTCGAACTTCGCCGACTGCGGGTCGCGCTTGTCGTGTGGACGCGCGCCGAGCGTCAATCCTGGCTCAGGCGGCGCGACGCCCGCGACCGGCATCGCCATCGGCGCCGGGTTCTTGACGGCGTCGTCGTGTTCGCGCGTGGACGGCGGCTTGTCGTGGTCGCGGTCGTATTCGTGGTCGTGGTCGTGTTCGTGCTTGTCGTCATGCTGCGGCTTCGGCGGCGTGGGCCCAGGCCTCGGCTGTGGGGCGGGGTTCGGCTTCGGCTGCGGCTTCGGTGCGTTGGGCATGGGATCGGCTCCAAAAGAAAAGGCCGGTGGCGCGAGAAACGCCAACCGGCCAAGGTCACCTCGCGACCCGCAACTCTTACGCCGATTTGGCCTCCGCGTCAGTGTTAACAGCCTCGTCGGACGGCAGCCTGAAGTCGGGCCCTGCGGGCTTGGCGTTGGCGAGCTGGTCGAGGTGGACTTCGGCCTCGGCGAGGACGAGAGCCAGCCGCCGCCAGCGTTCGCCCCTGCGGCGTTCGGCCGCCTTCCTGAGCGTGGGAATGATCTGTTCCGGCTCGTCGAGGTCGATGATCGTGTCGACTGTGTTTTGCAGCAGTTGATCGGTGATCTCACTCATGCGCGTCTCCTGTGGTTGGCAGGGCCAATATGGGCGTCGCCTTGAACACCTTCATGACCCAGCGTTCGTGGCCTTCCTCGGCCTCGTCCCAGGTGGAGTAACGCTCGCAGTCGACGCTAGATCCATTGACGAACACCATCGTCTCGAACAGCTCTTTTCGCCCTCCAAATCCGTGGTCAACCGCTAAAAAAATGGTCGACACGCGTACATCGTCGCACGCTGTGTCGCGCACTTGCCGGTCGGCCGTCTCGAACCACCACGCCCACCACATCAGGTCGTCGCATTTGACCGGCTCATGGCCCTTGAGGATGTACGTGTCGCTCATCGCGCTCCTGTTCGAGGACCTTGAGCCGCTGCTCGATGTCTTTTTGCGCCAGGAGGATGACGCGCAACGTGCGCAGCTCCCGCTTGAGCGAATAGAAGCCATAGGCCAGGATCAGCATGGCGAAGATGAGCGCAACCGTCTGGACGAGGTAGGCGAGGTCGCTCACGTTCATCAGTCCGTCTGCCACAGTTGGGCGTCGCGCGTGAAGCGGAACAGGCCGACGGTCTTGCCGGTGCGCTTGGCGAGGCGTTGAGCAATCGGCTTCATCAACTCGACGGCCTTGAGCGAGCTGGCGACGAAAGGCGTCGTGCCCAGGTCGGGCAGGATCTCGGCGATGACGCCGTTGCGTCCCTTCTCGTCGATGGTCATGAACGCGTAGACTGTGTCGATCTGCATCGTGGCGCCAGGATCAAGGATCAGCGGCTCGCTGATAGGATCAAGATCGCTGGCGGTCACGCCGAGGATCTGGGCGAGCTTCTCCATCTGCTCCGCGTTGGGGCGCAGCGCGCCGCTGGCCCACGCCGAGATGCGGTCGCGGCCACGCGCAATCTCGATCCCTTCGGAATTGAGCATGCGGCCCCAGATCTTCGACGCCAGCGCGGACTGGGTTAGCTCCCGTTGCTCCATGAGTTGCTTGAGGCGAGCGGCGAAGGCTGCGTTGCGTTCTCGTTTATCGTTCATTGAGCCACTCCCTTCCGCTTGGGGAAAATGCGCTCGACGAGCTTCAGCGCCTCGTCGATCCCTTCGCCCTCGGCGTCATCGACCACCAAAGTGTAGGCGCGATCCGGCTTGGAGCGTTCGATGTCGCGCAGGAGCTTGGCGAACAGTTCAAGCTCCCAATCCTCGAACGGCCCGGTGACGACGAGGGCGCGGGTCACAGCGTCTCGCCCTTCACATAGAAGCCCGGCGAGTGGCGGACGACAATGCTATGCTCCTGCAATCGCTTGATCCTTGAGCCGAGGCCGGTCCTGGCGAACCCAGCCGCGCGGATTGCGTGCTGGAGTTCGCCGAAGCGATGCGGCTCGCCGTCGGCCAGCACGCTCATGATGACGGCGTTGACGCCCGCCTCCAGGTTGATCGCATAGCCGCTGCGCCGTGGAGCGCGTTTGGGCTTGGGCGCGAGCTTCGGTTGCTGGGCGAGCTTGGGCGCGGGCGCGTGGCGCTCGACCACTTCCTCGACGTGCAGGTTCTCCAAGGGCAGGAATTTGCTGATGAGGCCGAACAGCGTCTCGGCGTCGATCTGGAAGCCGATTTTGAATTTGACCGTCATCATCGCCCCCGTTTGTATTTGGCCATGGCGACGACGTGGCGCATGGCGTTGGGTCTGCGGCCCTCATTGGGCACGATGACCTTCTCATGCTCGACCACGCCGAGCTTGTAGCCGAGGGCGCGGAGAACCGCGTTCATGGTTGCGGCTTGCGGTCGTCTGGTCTTGCCGTCGAACCAATTGGAGAGCGTCGCGGTGGCGACGTTCGAGTTGTCATGCACCCATTTGTAGGTCGCGCCGCTCTGCTCCCAGACGGTGCGGATCTCATCGATCATCGGGTCTTTGTCGACGAAGTTGTAGCTCTTGTACGTGAAGCCTTTGGTCATGCTTCATGCCTCCCAATTCGACAGGCTTAGGGCAAGGTTAGACCCAAGACAACCTCTAACAGGCCACATTTCTTCTTCACGGGATCGCGCGCTCGCGCTATCATTTCGCGCATGGGCAAACGCCGGTCGGACGCAGACACGCGACGCTTCTTCGATGAGTTTAAGAGCGTGCGCGTGTCGCGCCTCCGCGCCACGGGCGTGATCGATCCCTCGAGGCGCGAGGCGATCATCCCATTCCCGAATGGGACATCGAAGCTCATCGGCACGGCCCACACGCATCTCAAGTACGGCGGCGGCTATTCGTTCTTCCTCTGCCCGAAATGCGCCAAGCTCGCGCGCACGCTCTACCTGATCGACGACGCGCCGCTCTGCGCCAAATGCTGCGATGCGATGAACATCAAGCACGCGAGCAAATACGGCTTCGGTCGAGACGCGCGTAGGAAGGCCAAGGACAGGGCTCTCGACGCCCTGATCGCCAAGGTCGAAACCAAAGAGCCATTGCTGTTCAAGCCCGCGCCAAAGTCATGGCGAGGCAAAGCACAGCGGGTCTACCAGAGCCGTCGCCTGCATGAGGCCATGCGCAGGCGATTGATCGAACTCAGGCTGCACCAGCTCGCCTACCAGGACGCCAACGCCAAAGAAGGCGATACGCTCAATACGCATCAGCCCGTCGCTGAAGCCAGACAGCTCATCGATCTCACGCCCATCTGGCGAGCCAACAGCACAGAAACCCTGCAACAAGCCCTGGACAACGCCCAAGTCATCATACTCGCTGCATTAGATAGCGATGATCCTCAACGCAGGCTCAACGCCGCAAAACTCCTCATGAGAACCAAACAAGCCCGTGATCGAGGACTGGCTTAGGATAGCAGGAAAGCGCACATGGCCTTAGCGCCCAATTGACATCACACCTAACCTATTGATTTCGTTGATGTTTTCTAGTTACGTCACATCGTTGCAACACAGTATGATACGCCCGGCAATACTATAATTACGGGCAATCCGAAATCTCGAGCATGTTCGACATGGCGCATGGCTTGACCAGCTCGGCCGCATCGGTTTATTCAAGTGTGTCCGAGAGCAGCTCACAACCGCATGCAACCTGACCACAACCGTGTTATCCGCCTGAGCTATGCGTGCATTGCAACACGCACGATAATCCCGCACCGTGCGGGAATACAACCTAACAATATCAATGTGTTAGTGCGCACAGCGGATTTAAAAACTAAATCTGCAGCGCGTTCAAAGACTTAATCGTGATCATCAACGAATACGTATGATCGTTGCATCATAGTTGTGTGACCTAAGGCGGTCACCCTCCTTTTCTGCAGAACAGAAAAGACCCCCCTATGCATACCTCTTGGGGGGAGGCCCCCGAAGGGGGGTTCCCATCCCCGCGCTCGCCCCGATCCCAAACTACACCCCCGCCTCGTGAATGAAGAACGAGGGCCTCGACGGCCCGAGTTCTTCGGCTTATTGCCCGATCCGAGCAGAACCGCCCCGGCGAGATCGCCTAAAATGGATCCGAAAGGGGGGTTTATATACTGGTGAGCCGAAATAGGGGTCCCAGGAGGGGGTCCCGGCGGGCTAAAAGGGGCGTTTGAGAGCTACAGAACCGGCTCGCAAGTAAAATTAGGGCTGTAAACATTCTGTGATCTAGGTAGAACTACGGATGTGAGCAGCGGGGCCAACCGCTGCTGTCGCTATCGGGAGAGGGCGGCCATGACCAAGGAGCGTCTGAGGTTTGTGATCGAGCAATGTTATCTAAGGGAGCGGCGGGCTGGGCGACCGGCGCGCTATGAGGACACGGCGCGTTTTTTACGGGTGACGACGATGACGTTGCGGCGTTGGTTGAAGGGTGAGCGGCCTGTGCCGCATCAGGTGGCGGTCATTCTGGAGATCTTTCATGAGTGGCCTGAGGTGAGCGCCGTGCGGCTGGCCGAGATCATGGGCGAGGATATGCACCGGAAATAGGTGAACGCTGTTCGCCTCGATGTTGACAGGACGCCAACGGCTTAGGCGCTCGAAAGCAACATTGAGGTATTCGGCCTGGGTAGTTCTACCTAGGCGCAGATCAGGACCTCCACAAATTGGGGGATTGCGTCAGGCTTTTGTTAGACCTTTTACTGTAAGACATCTAACGCGGACAGTAGAGGCTGTTAAACCTCTAACAATACCTCTCGTAAGCGAGCTTATGAATACTTGTACCAAAATAATCGGGTCAATATGACGGTTGGATGACGGGGCTCTGCCAATGTCCCAGGTGAAATGCGAAAAATGCGGGCGCGAGCATGAAGGCGATTGCCCCCAGCCGCCCGGCAACGACAACAAGCCCTACGACGAGAAGGCCTGGAAGAAGGCCTACATGAAAACCTACATGCAAAATTGGCGGGCGCGGCGCCGGGCCGAGAAAGCGCGCGAGCAAGCGCCGAAGGATTGCGCCTGATGAGCGCGTTTTCGACCGATCTCGACAAGTGCCTGTGCTGCGGCCAGCCGATCACGGAGCGCAGGCCGCCGGTCACGCCGGAGCGGGCCGGGAAGGCCTTGAGGATCTTCACTGCGCTCGGCTTGAGCCGCGAGGAACTCCTCGGCAAGCACCGGGAGCAGCTCGACTACCAGTCGCCCGGCTTCGTCGAATGGCTGGAGAGGCAGAGCCAATGAACGACGATCCGGCCTTCAAGATCCTGATGGCCAACGCCGAGGCGATGAAACGCGGCGCGTTGCCGGTATGGACCATCTTCGACCGGCCGAAAGACTACCCGCGCGGCTTCATCGCCCGCCGCTCCGAGAGCGGGAAGGGCGGGATCGTCGTCGCCGATGAGGTGGTCGTCGGCTCGCTGGAGGAAATCCGCGCCCTGTTCGAGCGCGCGGGCCTCTACAAGCTCGTGCGCGACGCCAGCGCCGACCCGAAGATCGTGGAGACGTGGATATGAACGACGCCGAGAACCTCGTCGATCTGAAGAGCGCCATCGAGGCCTTGAAGAAGGCCCAGACGGCGCTGGAGTTCTCGCTGGTCCATTACGGCCCGAAGAGCCGCGACGCCTTCATCTTCAACGTCGGCTTTGCGCGCGGACGCCTCTCGCGCATCGCATCGCGCATCAAGGGCGAGCCGGTTCCGCCGCTGTCCGAGGACGCCACTGTGGAGAGCGCCCCATGAACGGCGACGACGCCTGGAGGCAGTTGAGCGCCGAGCAGCAGAAGGCGGCCATCGAGGCGGCCCGGCTGATCCAGGCGGCCGACATGCAGTTCATGATGCTGCTGTTCGGCGAAGGCAAGACCGGCGCGATTGTCGCCAACATCGAGCCCCCCAATGCGATCAACCTGATCGAGGAGGCCCTCATGGCGGCCAAGGCCGCAGCCGGAAATGTCGCGGAGTTCAACCCAGAGGAGAGACTGCATTGAGCATGACCGCAATCATCGGCGCGCTGGTCGCGCTCCTGCCCCAGGCCCAGCCCAAGCCCACCCTGGAGAGCGAGATCGCGCGCTTGCGCCTGGAGAATATGAACCTCGCCCGCTCGCACGCCCGCCTCGTCGATCACATCGAGGCCCTGGAGCGCGAGATCCTCGCCGAGCGGCACATCTCAATCCACTGGAAGGCCGAGGCCGGGCGCCTCGCCAGACAATCGCGCGAGGCGCGCGAGGCGCGCGAGCGCCGGGAGCAAATCAACGGGCGCAACGCGCTCGCCTTCGCGCAGTTCGCGCAGCAGAACGCGATCCTCGCGCAGCAGAGCATCCAGGCGCAGCAGAACGCGCAGCAGCAGTTCCAGGACGGGAGCTTCTGCAATTGCGTGCCCTCGCGCGCTCAGGTCTGGACCGAGGAACAACGCCGCAACCTCGCCGCCGTCGGCGACCGCACGTGAGCCCCTGGAGGCCAACCATGTCGAAAAGCGTCATGAACAAAGGCAAAGGCGTCTCGAAATACCCGCGCGGCGACACCGCCAAGCCGCCCGGCAAGAAGCCCGGCGACCGGCCGCCCACCCTCTCCAAAGGCGTCTTTAACGACTTCCGCCGCGACAGCGCCCGCTCGGCCGTCATGCCGCCGCCGACCGGCGACACCCAGGAGCCGCGCCTGAGCAAGCGAGGCGGCAAGGGCCTGTCCAAAGGACGCGGAAGGTGAGGAGCCTCGATCAGATGATCGAAGGCATGCACGGCCACGCCAGGGATGTGCTGATCGGCAAGAACGACGGGCAGCTCGTCCCGCTCTTCCACATCCAGTTCAAGGACCGGCCCGACGCGCTCATCCCCGCCCCCTGGCGCGATGAGCGCGACAAGTCGTTCTACATTCGGGCGATCCGCATGTCGCTGAAGGAGTGCAAGCCCAGCGTCGTCAACTACGCTTTCCTGAGCGAGGCGTGGCTGGCGAATTACGACCGCAAGCCGGGCCCCAAGGACCTGACGCCGAGCCAGCGCGAGACGCGCAGGGAATGCGTCGTCGTCAGCGCAGGCGACCACCACGGCGCGAAGATGAAAGTCTGGGAGATCATCCGCGACCATCAGGCGCGGGTGACCGATCTCGTCGAGGAGAAGGCCGAGGCCGACCACTTCGAAGGCCGCCTGCACAACCTCTTGGCCGAGGATTGAGCGATGAAGGAAACCCGCATCCTCAGGAACGTCGTCGTCTGGGACAATAAGTTGAAGCAGCGGGTCGAGATCGACGTCGACGTGGAGGTCGATCTCCACTGGATCGGCCAACAACTTGCGGCCAAGGCCTACAACAACAAATCCCAAAACAACGTGCGCAGGACCCGCGCCCTGCACGGCCTCGTCGAGGTCCGCGTGCGCGGCACCAAGGCCCTGCCCGTCCGTATCCGCGAGGGCGCATGACGAAGCAACCTGAGCGCCTCGGCGATGCGCCTATCGAGGCTGAACATCGCGACAAGATGGTCTCCATCGCTCAGGCGCTCGACGAAATGTTCAATGGCCAAGCCAAAGGCCCCGCGCGCCAGACTGGCTTCGTCCTCCTGGTGTTTCCGTTCGGCGAGAAGGAAGGCCGCTGCAACTACATCTCGAACGGCGCTGATCGCAAAGACATCGTCACGATGATGAAGGAGCAGATCGCTCGCTTCGAAGGCCAGCCCGAAATGGAGGGCAAGGCATGAGCGACTTCGACGCGCCCGGCTACTGGATGAACGAGACGAGCGGCGTGCTTCGCCCGGCTGTCGAGGCCTATCTCAACAACGAGCCGATGAGCGAGGCGCAGATCGCCGCGATGCGCGCTTATCTGCGCCAGTGGATCGCGGGCTTCTTTGACGCCGGGGCCGCCGATCTCGCAGGCCGCGTCGACAAGCTCACTTCGCGTGAGGCAGTCGAGAATTGGCTCGACGACGCGACCGAGATCGGGATCGACCCGCTATGACTGACTTCGATCCCGCCGCGCTTCGCCCGATGATCATCGCCAGGAACGGCGACATCACCGCCGTCGCCGACGAGATCGAGGCCGACAGCGAGGAATTGCGCAACTACATCATGAACACGCCGGTCCTGCGCCGCGCGCTCGACGAAGTGGTCGCGCGCGGCGTCGATAAGACGCTCACCGTCCTGTTCAAAGGCCTCGACGACGAAGAGCATTTCTCCAATCAGCTCGCCTCGGCCAAGGAGTTCCTGAAGAGCCGCGCAGCGCAACGGCGCGGCTTCCACCACGCCGCCGACCTCGAACTGAAAATGCCGACCAAGGGCGGCGCGCTCACCCTCACGTGGCTTCCGCCGGAAGATAACCGGCGCCCTGAGCCGCCGATGATCGAAGGCACGGTGCAGGAGGAATGACCCGTCAATGCGGCGACTGCCAGCTCTGCTGCAAGCTCCTGCCGGTGAAGAGCCTCGCCAAGCTCGCAGGCCAGCGGTGCAGCCACCAGAAGCACCACAAGGGCTGCGCCGTCTACAAGCAGCTCGGCCGCGTCTCGCCTGAATGCAGGCTCTGGAATTGCCGCTGGCTGGTCGCGGACGACACGGCGGAATTGTCCCGGCCGGATCGCTCGCATTACGTCCTCGATCTGATGCCCGACTTCGTCACTCTGCGCGACGATGCGACCGGCGAAGCCCAGCACATCGAGGTGGTGCAGATCTGGGTCGATCCCAAGCATCCCGACGCCCACCGCGATCCGGCGCTCAGGGCCTACCTGGAACGCCGGGCGGAGCAAAACGTCATCGGCCTCGTCCGCTGGGACAACGAGCAGGCGATGGCGATCTTTCCGCCCGCGCTCTCGGAGGATGGGCGATGGCATGAGCAGGGCAGCAAATTCCTCACCAAGGGCCATACGGTCGAGGAGAAGATCGCCGCCCTCGGCGCAATGACGATGCACATCGCGGAGAGAACCTGATGGTCGTAGCCCTGCCCCCAATGCCCGACCGCATGAAGCTCCTCAAGCGCGACGAGCGCGGCTTCCCCGTGCCCTGGTTCGTCCACTGGCAGGACGACAAGCCCGACTTTCGCGTCATCAGCCCCGGCAAGCTCGGCATGGCCTACCGCAACGGGCGCTGCTGGATCTGTGGCGGCCAGATGGGCGTGCACCGCATCTATGTGGTCGGGCCGATGTGCGTCATCAACCGCGTCACCAGCGAGCCCCCATCGCACCGTGACTGCGCCGAGTTCGCGGCCCGCGCCTGCCCGTTCCTCACCAAGCCCCGCATGCGCCGCAACGAGAAGGACATGCCTGCCGAAGCCGCCACCGTCGGCGTGCCCATCCAGCGCAACCCTGGCTGCGTCGCCCTCTACGAGACGCGCGCCGTCTCGCCGTTCAAGGCGGGCGACGGCTATCTGTTCCGCCTGGGCGATCCCGACCGCATCGATTGGTGGGCCGAAGGCCGTCAGGCGACGCGCGAGGAGGTGCTGGCGTCTATCGACAGCGGCTATCCGCTCCTGCTCGACACGGCGACCAAGCACGACGGCCCCGACGGCGTGAAGGAGCTGACCCGCGCGCGCGACGCCGCCATGCGCTATCTGCCCGCCGCCGCATGACCTTCGCCAACGACAATCAGACCTCGGCCAACGACAACGTCGACGCGCCGCTCGTCATCCCCTACCGGCCGCGCCGCCACTTCCTCAGGCTGCACGCCTCGCAGAAGCGATGGATCTTCGCCTGCTGCCACCGCCGCGCAGGCAAGACGGTCGCCATCGCCAACCACCTGATCAGGGCGGCTTACCTCAACCCCAGGCAATGGCCGCCGCCGCGCTACGGCTACGTCGGCCCCTCGTTCGAGCAGGCCAAGGATCTCGTCTGGTCGTACCTGAAGCAATACACCTCGACCATCGACGGCGTGCGCTTCCTCGAAGGCGAACTCGCCATCGTCCTCCCCCACAACGGCGCGATCATCAAGCTCTACGGCGGCATGTCGGCCTACGAGAGAATGAGGGGCATGTATTTCGACGGCATCGCCCTTGACGAATATCCGCTGCTGCAAAAGACCGTGTTCTCGAGCGTCGTCCGACCGGCCCTCGCCGACTACCGGGGCTGGGCCATCGTCTCAGGGACCAGCAACGGCGACGATCACTTCAACGCCCTCAGGCTCAGGGCGATGGCCGACGAGGAGCGGTGGGACGTGTTCCTGATCCCGCTCTCGGAGACGGGCGAGGAGGCGCTGTCCTACGCCGAGGCGAAAGAACTCACCCAGGACATGAGCGCCGACGAATACGCGCGCGAGATGGAATGCTCGTTCGACGCGCCGGTCGAAGGCGCCTACTACGCCGACGCCCTCAACATGCTGGCCCTGCAAGGCCGCGTCTGCAAGGTCCCGGTCGATCTCGCCGCGCCGGTCATCACCTCATGGGACCTCGGCGTGCATGACTATTGCTCGATCTGGTCGTGGCAGAACGTCGGCCGCGAAGTCCACTTCGTCGACTACGTCATGGGCGTCGGCAAGGGCCTCGACTACTGGGCCCAATATCTCAAGACGAAGAAGGCCGAGGGCGGCTTCCAGTACCAGTGTCACCTGCTGCCGCACGACATTGAGGCGCGCGAGATCTCCACCGCCAAGAGCCGCCGCGCCACGCTGCAGGAATTGATCCCGCACAGCGAGCCGATCATCACCGTGCCCCGCATCCGCTCGAAAGAGGACGGCATCAACGCCTCGCGCGCCATGCTCGGCTCGGCCTATTTCGACGAGGTCAATTGCAAGACCGGCCTCGCCATGCTGCGCGGCTACCACAAGAGCGCGATGGGCCTGCCGGTGCATGGGCCAGGACCGCACTCGCACGGCGCCGACGCCTTCCAGACCGCAGCCGTCGGCTTCCACCTCGTCACCGGCCTCTCGGCCTCAATGCTCCGGCGCGGGGCCATGCGGCGCAAGATCAGGGGCATCGTGTGAGCCCGCTCTACGAGAACCGCGTCACAGTCTGCGAGTTCGATGAACGTATGCTCGAAATCCTGGTCGAGGGCGACATCGAGGTCGGCTGGGCGTGCGCCGGATGCGGCAAAAGCGTCGCCAAGATGTGTGAGTTCCAGGGCGAATTGGTGAAGAACCTCGACTGCCCAGCCATCCTCATCGTCGACGGCAAGCACTACCGCCCGATCTGCCAGGACTGCTACGCCTCGTTCCAGGCGCCGCGCTCGACGGCCTCAAGGCTGTTCGGGTTGTGACAGCCACCACTTCGGCCGCTCCCAGTAATGACCCTGGCCGCGCTCGCTCATCATCCACGCGATCATCGGGGGCATGACAGGCCCTATGAAATCGGGATAAGGTCGCCAGCATTCGGTCAGCTCCAAGGGACCGGCTTTCCGCCGGTTAGGCCTCCTCGGAGCAAGTTGGCCCATGGCCATCGACGGCGTCGAACGCATCTTCACCTTCAAGGGTGACGGCGGAACCCCCAACACATACGACCCCGGCGATCCCGACACCTACCGCCAATTCATCCACGCGATGATCACCGACAGCCGCGACTATGAGAATAGCGTGCTGGCGCCCAAGCGCGACGAAGCGCAGAAATATTACTACGGCATGCTGCCGAACCTGGGCGGCCTCACCGGCTACAGCGACACGCTGATCGTCGAGGACCCCAACGCCACCTACGAAGAGATCCTCGGCCCGACCGAGGGCCCGTCGAAAAGCTCCTTCATTTCGACCGACGTGCGCGACGCCATCCTGATGATGCTGCCCTCCCTGGTGCGCATCTTCGCCGCGTCCGAGAACGTAGTCAGCCTCGTCCCGCGCAGCCCCCAGGACGACGCGATGGCCGAGCAGGCGACCAACTACGTCAATTATGTTTTCTGGCAGGATAACGCGGGCTTTTTGACCCTCTACGGCGCGTTCAAGGATGCGCTCACGGTCAAGACCGGCTTCGTTAAATGGTGGACCGACAACACCCAGACGACGAAGAGCAAGCAGTTCCAGAACATCACCATGGAACAGCTCCAGATGCTGATGTCCGAGGACCCGAGCGCGGAGGTCGTGCCCGGCACGCTGAAGCAGAACGCGACCGGCGGCATCGACGTCACCATCAAGGGAACCGAGAACAAGCCGATCACCCGCGTCGAGGGCGTGCCGCCGGAAGAGATGCGCCTCGACCGCTACGCCAGGACCTTCGCCAAGTCCCGCCTCGTCGGCCACGAACGCATCGTCTCCATCGACGACCTGACCGCGATGGGCTACCCGCGCGACCTCGCCGCGAACTACCTGCAGACCCAGGACGTCCACAACTTCACCATGGAGGCGATGATCCGCAATCCAGGGCGCGGCATGTCGACCCGCGTCGGCGACGGCGTCCTCTACGGCGAGTGGTACATCCGCGCCGACAGCGACGGCGACGGCGTGCCCGAGCTGCGCTACGTCTGCACCATGGGCGAGGACCATGAGATCGTCCGCGACGAGCCCGCCAACCGGATCAAGATCGCGCTCTTTTCCTGCGACCCCATCGCCCACACCCTGGTCGGCGACAGCATCGCCGACCTGACCATCGACATCCAGCGCATCAAGACCAACATGACGCGCGGCGTCCTCGACAGCCTCGCCGAGAGCATCAACCCGAAAACCGTCGTCAACGAGCTGGTCACCAATCTCGACGACGCGCTCAACGACGACCTGGGCGCGGTGATCAGGACGCGGGGCGACCCCTCGAGCGCCGTGCAATTCGCCGCCACCCCGTTCGTCGGTCAGCAGGCGCTGCCGGTCCTCGAATACCTCGACGCCGTGCAGCAGCGCCGCACCGGCCTCTCCGACGCCGCGCGCGGGCTCGACCCGAAGGCCCTGCAGTCCTCGACCATGATCGGCGTCGAGGCGGTCATCAACGGTCAGCAGGAGCGCACCGAATTGGTGGCGCGCGTCCTGGCCGAGACGGGCTTCCGCGATCTCTTCCACGGCCTGTTCAACGAGATCGTCGAGAACGAGAACCAGCAACGCACGCTGAAGATCAACGGGAGCTGGCAGACTTACAACACCTCGATGTTCGACGCCGACATGACGGTCGAGGTCAACCCGACGCTGGGCAAGGGCTCGGACACGGTGCGAATGATGACCCTGCAGCAAATCAAGCAGGATCAGGCGATGGTGTTCCAGCAATTCGGGCCGCAGAACCCGGTGGTCGGCATCCCAGAGATGCTGAACACGATCACCGACATGCTGGAGATCGCCAACATCAAGAACGTGTCGAGGTACTTCAAGACGCCGCCGCCGCAAGTCATCCAGCAGATGCAGACCGCGCCGAAGGAGCCCGACGCGATGACCATCGCCGCGATGGCCAACAACGAGCGGGTCAAGATGCAGACCGCCAAGGCCCAGGGCGACCAGCAGGCCAACGCCCAGAAGCAGGCCCTGGACGAGGCGTTCCGGCAGAAGAAGCTCGCCCAGGAGGCGGCCTACGAGGCCGAGAAGATCCGCGTGCAGGAAGCCGGGCTCGCCCTCGATCATCAGGTCGACATGGCCCAGGTCGTGGTCGACATGGCCAAGGCCGTCGCGCCGCCCGCGCCGTCATCGAGCGGCGGCTTGCCGGAAGGCTAAAAGCGAAGTATTCATTTAAGCAACCAGTGAAGTTGTCCCCATGACAACTTGGTTGCCGATGGTCACATGTCGGCGCTGGGCGGTAGAGAGAAGGTCGAGAACTTAAGCGAGCGCCGGGAACTCTCGGGCGCCGCCAAAGCTCTCCTGTCCGACCGGGCCTTCGGCCACGTCTACCGTCAGCTCCGCAACCAGTGGATCAACGAGCTGCTCGACCAGCAGCACGCTGGCGTGCGCCAGGACGAATTGGCGGCCCGCCTGCGCGCTCTCGACGTGATCCCGGTCGCGCTCGGCAACCTCCTCGACAATTACCGCCTCGACGCCCAGCGGAGCGCCAGCCATGGCGCCTGAAGGCCTGGACGAGGCGCGCGAGGCTTTCGCGCAAGAAATCCCTCAGGCGACGCGCCAGCGCGACGTGTCGGGGCGCTTCGTCTCGACCGGCAAGCCGGAGGCGATCTTCCAACCCCGCGAAGTCGAAGGCGACGACCGGGGCGACACCCGCGACGGCGGCGCGGACCCCCGCCTGCTCGAACAGGAGAGGAGAGTTGCCGATGGCCGGTCTGAAGAAGGGGACGCCGTTCCGAAGCCCGCGAAACGTCCTGCAGCCCCCGCCAACGACAATGACGGCGCAGCCGAAGATCAGCCGCCCGAGCGGATCGGCGAAGGCCCCGACGATGCCGATCCAGACGCTGAAAAACCAGACAAGGGGGACGGCGCCGAAGGGGACCCCGGCGAGGACGCCTCGCCCCGGTACAAGATCCAGGTAGACGGCGCCGAAGTCGAGGTCAGCCTCAACGAGGCGCTCAGAGGCTATCAGCGCGAGGAGACGTTCAACCACCGCATGCGCCAGATGGTCGAGGTCGCCAAGACCATCGACCAGCGCGGCGCGGAGGCCCAACAGGCCCGCGACGCCTACATCCAGCTCTGCCAGCACCAGGAGCAGGAGTTCTCGGCGCTGATCCCCCAGGAGCCAAACTGGGACCAACTCTACAAGCAGGACCCGGCCGCCGCCCGCCAGCTCGAACAGAACTTCAAGCAGGTCTACGGCACGCTCAACCAGATCCGCCAGCGCCGCGAGACGGCGCAGCGCGAGGCCTACCAGCAGAGCGCGCAGCAGACCGCATCCTACGCGCGGGCCGAGTTCGACAAGTTCCGCGCCAGGAACAAGCTCGCCAACCAGACCGAGGTCGACCACGCGATCAGCGGCATGCGGCAGACCGCGATAAACCACGGCTTCAGCGAGGACGAGATCGGCACGACCTACGACGAGCGCATGCTCTCGATCCTGCACAAGGCGGCCAAGTACGACCGCATGATGGCCAATAAACCCTTCCCGGTGCAGCCGGAGCGCGGGGGCGCGCTCCAGCCTGGATCGGCCCCGCGCGTCGGCAATAGCGCCCAGCGCGGGATGAACGACGCGATGAGGCGGCTGCAAGCCACCGGCCGCGTTGATGACGCTGCGGGCGTGTTCGCGCAGATGCTGCGCCCGCGACAGTAGTCGTCCAGTCTTAGGACTGGAGCCCATAGTCTAGACCTTCGGGCTAGAGCCAATAGTCCGCCACCGAACGGCGGATATTCTCTCATGCCCGAAAGGATGACTATCGTGCCCAAGGTCACGAACGCATTTACCACCTATAACGCCCAGGCGAACCGCGAAGATCTCAGCAACGCCATCTACAACATTGACCCCTTCGATACGCCGGTCATGTCGGCGATCCGGCGTCGCAATGTAAAGAACAGGATCTTCGACTGGCAGACCGAGTTCCTGCCGCTCGTCAACTTGGCGAATGCGCAGGTTGAAGGGTTCGCGTTGAGCAACGGCCCGTCCCAGCCGACCATCCGCCGCAACAACGTGACGCAGATCAGCGAGCGCGACGCCACCGTCTCAGGCTCGCAGGAGGAGAGCGACGCGGCGGGCAAGGGGAGCGAGATGGCTCACCAGATGGCCCTCGCCGCCAAGGTCCTCAAAAGCGACATGGAGAGCATCCTCTGCTCCCGTCAGCCCCGTAACGACGGCAATGACAGCGGCCCCACCGCGAGGACCACCGAAGCCTTCGCCCACTGGCTCGGCCGCGCCGTCGACAAGAACTCGACCGTCGCCGCAGCGGTCGCGCCCGGCACCGTCGTCACCGGCCTGCCCGTCGCCTCCACCGACGCCTTCGCGGCCCCGGCCGCTGGGTCGCAGGTGACCATCACCGAGGTCATGCTCGGCGATGCGATGCAGCAGGCCTACGTCAACGGCGGCTCGCCCACGATGTGGATCGTCCCGCCCGGCCCGAAGCGCACCATCTCCACCTTCACTGGCCGCTCGACCTCGCAGGTCCTGGTCGGCAAGACCGAAGTGGTGAGCACGATCGATGTTATTGCGACGGATTTTGGCCGCGTGAAGGTCGCGCCGTCGCGCTGGCTCGCGCCCGACGTGGGTTTGTTGATCGACCCTGATTACGCGGCGGTGGCCTTCTTCCGCGCCTTCAGGCAGTTCCTGATGGCCCGCGTCGGCGACGCCGAGACGCGCATGATCGTGTGCGAGTGGGGCGTCGAAATGCGCAACCCGTTGGCGCACATCCTGTTCAACGGCATCAAGAAGTGACCGAACGCCGCACGACCTACCGCAACGCGGATGGCGTGCGGCGCACGCTCATCACCGACGACGACCGCCCTGAGGACTTCACCGTCCACACCGAGCAGGTTCTCGACGAGATCCTCGACGGGATCGCGCGCGACCGCGAGACGATGTCGCACAACGGCGTCAACAAGCTCCTCGCCCGCATCCCCATCGAGGTCTACGAGCGCAGCGTCCGCGAGCAGTGGGACGAGCGCGCCTGGGCGCTCTACCTCAACTCCTCCGAGGCCGCGCCCTTCCGCATCTGGCAGGGCCGCGTCTGATGGCGGGCTGGGACGATCTCCTGTTCGGCAACCTGCCGCCGCGCTACTCGCAACCGGCCGCGCCTGGGGCGCGGGTCCCGGTCCTGTCCGACTTCCCCCAGGCGCCCCAGGGAGCCCCGCCAGCGCCCCAAAGCCAGGACAGCGGCTACTGGTGGCCCAAGATACTCCAGAGCCTCTGGAACACCGCCAGGAGCGGCGCGTCGCTGCCCGGCGATGTCGCCACCGGCAAGGCCAGCATGGCCGACCCGGCCACCCAGGCGCGCGTCGGCGACATGACGGCGGTCGCCACGGCGGGCTCCGGCCTCGCGACCGCCCCTGAGGGCGCGCTCACCGCAGGCGCGGCCCGGCGCGCTCCCGCCATCATCACCCGCGCCAACCCGACCAGCGACGACATCGCCGCCATCAAGGCCTCGGTCGCCGACACCAAGAGCGCGCCCTGGCCGACCGCGCAGAACCCGATGTTCGACGTGTCGCCGGAGGCGCTCGCCCGCAATAACTCGACCGTCCAGCAGACCTCGTACCGCGATCAATTGCCCGCCCCATGGCCGGACACAAAGCAGATGCCTGCGGGTGGGCGCGCGCAGCCGATCATCGACGCGCGCTCGCAGATCGCCGACCGGATCGCGGGCGACCTCGGCCCGCAGCTCGCCGATCCCAACAATCCGATGGGCCGCCTGTCGCAGTTCTATTCGACCTCGCCGATCCTCGATCAGCTCGTGAGGCAGGGCGTCCTCGATCCCGACGAGGCCACCAAGTTCATGCGCGACTGGGCGGGCCAGGGCGCGGCCACCTCGCCCCGCACCGCTACGCCGCAGAACATGCGCAACAGCTCGCTCCTGCAATGGCGCCGAGCCTCGGGCGATCCGCTCGACCGCGCCGCCTGGGAGCAGGAAGGCAATGCGCCCGGCTTCCCGATGATGGGCATGCACGTCGACCTCGCGGACCAGTTCGCGAAGGGGACGGAGAACATCAACACCAACCCCAAGCCCACCATGTTCCGCGAGGGCTGGAGCGGCAATCAGGCCGATGTCACCGCCGACACCCACAACATCCGCGCGACCCTCTACAACTTCGACCAGCTCAACCCCGGCCAGCTCCCGCCCTCCTGGTTCACCAAGCAGGGCTATCAGGACTACCAGGGCGCTGGAGGCTTCAAGCCCAGCCAGCCCCTCGACGTCGGCGCGATCAAGGACACGCTGGAGGGCGCGACCAAGGGCGGCGTCTACAAGCAGACCGAATACGGCCCGATGTCGGACCCCTGGTACGACGCGGCCGAGAAGCTCGGCATCCAGCCTGCGCAGGCCCAGGCCGCCGGGTGGTTCGGTTATGGCCCGCTGACGGGCCTGCGCTCGCCTCCGAAGATCCTGCCCGACCTGCTCAACGACCAGCTCGAACACACTTCGCGCGTCCTCGGCGTCTCGCCGGAGCATGTCCTCGACTGGTGGGCCAAGCGCAAAATCCCGCTCGCCGAGAACACCGTCCCCGGCATGACCCTCAACTCACGGGTGGGATGATGATCGACCGCGACATCTTCTTCAACACCGTCCGCTCGTCGCTGTTCGGCGGCTCTCTCTCTCAGAGCCAAGTCGACGGCATGAACTATCTCCTCGACGTTTGGGAGACGTTTTTCGAAGGGCCCAATCCGCGCGACGGCAATAAGTGGCTCGCCTACTGCATGGCCACCGTCTTTCATGAGACGGGGAAGAAGATGACGCCGGTCAAGGAGAACGGCGGCAAGCCATACGGAAATCCGCCAGGGAAATATTGGACAGCCTGCGGCCCCTATAACAACGTCTACTATGGTCGTGGCCACGTTCAACTGACCTGGGACACCAACTACCAAAAGGGCCAGGATCAGCTCAAAAAGAACTACGGGGTCGACGTTCCTCTCTATCAATATCCCGACAAGATGCTGAACGACGAGCCGTCGGCGCTCGTCCTCTATGACGGCATGACCATTGGCTGGTTCACGGGCGTCGGCCTGCCGAAATATTTCAACGCGACAGTCGAGGACCCGATCAACGCGCGGCGCGTCGTCAACGGCACCGACAAGGCCCAGACCATCGCGGGCTACTACTGGAAGTTCAAGGACGCCATCGTCACCGCGCCGACGCCGGAGCCAGAGCCTGAGCCCGAGCCGGAAGGCCCGCTGATCACGATCTCGTCCGACAAGCCGGTGCGGATCAGGCTCGGCGACAACATCATCGTGGAGACGAGCTGATGGAACCGATCCTCGACGATCTGCAGCGCATTGTCCTCACCGCCGCAGGCGCAGCCGTCACGCTCCTCTGCGGCTATGCGTTCACATGGCTGCGGACCTATCTCGGCATCAAGGAGAGCGACGACAACGAGGGCGAGATCCGGCGCGCGGCGCTGACCGAAGCAGGCAAGCTCGTCGTCCAGGGCAAGATCGACGACCCGCAGGCCCTGCTCGGCGCCGCAGCCAAGGTGGCGGCCGACCTCAAGCCGCAGGTGAAGGCCGAAGGCTACGACACGGGCGACATCAAGGACATGATCATCGGCGCGGCGGCGACCGTGTTCCCGCCCGCCAATCTCTTGAAGATGCTGAAATGAAATGGAAGTCCATTCGAGCGTTGTCGGCATTGTCGCGCTCTGCGGCGCGCTCGCTGTCCTCGGCGTGTTCGCGCTCGTCGACGCCTATGCGGTGCATCGCTGCTTCTATCTCGCCCGCAATGAAATTCCGCTCCCCGATCTTTGCTCGGCCGAACACCTGTTCCGCACCTCGCTCGAAATCGGCGGCATGGCCATCGGCCTCTATGGCGTGTCGAAGGTCATGAAGTCATGAAGATGACGCTGGCGCAGATCAATCCGTTGCGGCCCGAGGACCTCATCGTGCCGCCGCCGACGCCAAGGATATTGGATTATCCTGCGACTATCGGGTTGGCTTGCGCGGTCCTGTTCACGGCGGTCCTGCTGATCGTCGCCAGCAGGTTCGACCCGAGCCATGGCGTGCTTACTTTGTCGCTGGTCGTCGTCCTTTCCTTCATCGGCGCGGTCACTTTCTGCCTGTTCTTCACCGTCCCCGCCGATGAAATCACCGCCAGCGTCGTTGGCGGCTTAACCGCAGGGTTTGGGGCGGTCATCTCGCATTGGCTCGGCCCCCAAAGGAACAGCAGCGACGGCGACAATGAGCGACATCGTTAAGCCCATCGCCGGCGCCGCCGCCGGCACAGTCGACGCCCTGCGGAGCACGCCGATCCTGCTCGTCATGGTGCTCCTCAACTGCGCCTTCCTCGGCGTGGCCGCCTACTATCTGCGCACGCAACAGCAAACTGCTTTCACGCTCGTCGGCCGGGTGCTGGATCGCTGCCTGCCCGAACGCCCTCACTCAGGACCCATGCCATGATCGGCGCGCTTCTCACCCTCGTCCTCTACATCGTCATCTTTGGGTTGGTCTGGTGGCTCGTCCAGTACCTCCTGGGGCTGTTTCCCCTCCCAGACCCGGCCCCAAGGGTCATCCAGGCCATCCTGGCCATCATCCTGGTCATCTTCCTGATTGGGGTGGTGGCCTCTTTGCTCGGCGCGGCTGACGTAGGCCTGCCGGTCATGAGGTGGCGATGACCGACTTCGCCGACTTCAAAGCGCAGATCGCCGAGTGGGCGAACCGGCAGGACTGGTCGGACGCGCTCGTCACCTCGTTCGTGCGCATGGCCGAGAGCAAGCTCAACCAGGAGCTGCGCGTCGCGCTGATGATCCAGATGGACGACGGGATCATCACCTCGCGCTGCGCGCAATTGCCCGACGACTGGCTGGCGATGGACCTTGTGCGGGTCGCCAACGAGAACGGCGCCGATGGCTTTCTCACCGCGCGCTACAAGGCCCGCGATGAGTTCTTCAACCAGCGCGACACCCACACCTGGATGTATTACACCATGGTCGGCGCGACGATCTTCTTCGGCGGCACGCCCGACCCCATCGACGGCACCGAGTACAAAATCGCCTACTACGGCGAGGTCCCCGTCTTTTCCGACACCCAGACGAGCTGGGTCTACACCAAGCACCCGAACCTCTTTCTCTCGGCGGCGATGATGCACGCCTTCCTGCACGCGGTCGGCGAGGAGCAGAACGCCGCCAACTCCAAGCAGCTCGCCGAGGACATGATCCAGAAGCTCAACGCCGCTCACCTCGGAGCAAAGGCGAGCGGCTCGCGCGTCACCATGCCGCGCCACAGGTCGTTCGGATGACAGCCGCCTGGACCCCTGATCCCTGCACGGGCGGCGCGGGCTGGACAGCCCTCACCGTCTGCCGCCGCCCCTATGGGCCCGCCGCATACGGCAGGGGCCCCTACGGCCGGTGCGCGATCATCGGCGGCGCGGTCTGGGGGCCGGAGGCGGTGTGCGCGCCGTTCAGCGCGCAGACGCCGCTCGCGTTCATGCCCTGGAGGCGGCGCACATGAGCGACACCTTCACCGCCAACTACGGCTGGACGAAGCCCGACCCCGGCGCCAGCGACGACACCTGGGGCGACAAGCTCAACGGCAATTTCGACGCCATCGACGCGACGCTCGCGCAGGTGGCCTCCGTGGGCGGCCCGCCGGGGCCTCCTGGCCCTACCGGCCCACAAGGGCCTCAGGGTGCGCCGGGCTCGACCGGCCCGCAGGGGTCGACCGGCCCGCAGGGAGCGCCGGGCGCGACCGGGGCGCAGGGGAGCCCAGGAACGCCGGGAGCCGCAGGGGCGCAGGGTCCAGCAGGCTCAACGGGTCCTGCCGGTCCTACAGGGCCGCAGGGCGCGACGGGCCCGCAAGGGGCGACCGGGCCGCAGGGACCGGCGGGGAGCGGGCTTGCGGACGCCCCGACCGACGGGCAGCTCTATGGCCGCCAGAGCGCGGCCTGGGTCGTTGTCCCATCCGGCGGCGGCGGCGGGATCGCCGATGCGCCCAACGACGGCACCTCCTACGCCCGCAAGAGCGCCGCCTGGGCGCATCTCGCCCATACTGACATCACGGACTGGACGGCGACGCTCGCGCCCTACGCGCTGACCGCCAGCGTCCCAGCAGCCTCCTCGACGACGCCGGTCATGGACGGGACCGGGGCCGCAGGCTCGGCGACCGCCTGGGCCCGAGGCGACCACGTCCACCCGAGCGACACCTCGCGCTATGCGGCGAGCAATCCGAGCGGCTATCAGACGGCGGCTCAAGTCACTGCGGCGCTTCCCGTCGCGTCCTCGACGACGCCCGCCATGGACGGCGCGGCGGCGGTTGGAACGGGGACGACCTGGGCGCGTGCGGATCACGTCCATCCGAGCGACACCTCGCGCTACGCCGCCAGCAACCCGTCGGGCTTCCAGACAGCGGCGCAGGTCGCCGCCGCGATCACGGCCGCCGCCTATGTCCTGCCGACAGCGTCGACGTCGATCCTCGGCGGCGTCAAGGTCGACGGCACGACCATCACCATTGCAAGCGGCGTGATCTCGTCTGCGGGCGGCGGCGGCGGCATTTCGGACGCGCCCAACGACGGCACGGCCTACGCGCGCAAGAGCCTCGGTTGGGCGCATCTGACCCACACCGACATTACCGATTGGACGACGACGCTATCCGCCTATGCGCTAACGACAAGCGTCCCAGGCGCTTCGACGACGACGCCGATCATGGACGGCGCGGCGGCAATCGGCAGCGCGACGACCTACGCCAAGGCCGACCACGTCCACCCGAGCGACACCAGCCGCGCGCCGTTGGCGTCGCCTGCCTTGACCGGAACGCCAACCGTGCCAACGGCGACGGCGGGCACGAACACCACGCAAGCCGCAAGCACGGCCTTTGTCGCCGCTGCTGTCACCGCCGCTGGAGTTCCCGCCCCTTCCTCGGCCACGCCGCAAATGGACGGCACGGGCGCGGCTGGCTCTGCGGCGACTTTCGCGCGCGGCGATCACGTTCATCCGAGCGATACGTCGAAACTGTCGCTCGCAGGCGGGACGCTGACCGGGACGCTCAACGGCGTCGCCATCACCACGACGGGCAATTTCAACACAACCGGCGCGATCCTCGCCAACGGCGTGGGGGCGACGGCCTATGGGGGCTCGTTCGTCTCTGGCTCCGCCAACATGATGCTCAACAAGGCTGGCGGCACGAACCAAAACAGTTTCAGCGGCGCGAGCAATGGCTCGCTGCGCTGGCAAATGGTCCTCGGCAACTCCATCGCCGAAAGCGGTTCGAACGCCGGGTCGGGGTTCGCCATCTCGCGCTTCAGCGACGCTGGCGCGAATATTGACAGCCCATTGCAAATTGCGCGGGCGAGCGGCGTCTGCACGTTCTCGGTCGCCATCGTCAACGGGCCGTCTGACCGAAGCCTGAAAGAGAACATCGCGCCAATCGAGGACGCGCTCGACAAGGTGATGGCGCTGCAGGGCGTGTCGTACAATTTGATCGCGACGCCCGATAAGCCCGAGATTGGCCTGATCGCGCAGGACGTCGAGCCAATCGTTCCCGAGATCATTCAGCACTTCAACCCCGACGGCGAAACGCCGAGAGGCGAGGAGCAATTGCTCGCGCTCGATTATCCGAAGCTCACCGCGTTGCTGATCGAAGCCGTGAAGTCGCTCAAGGCCGAGGTCGATACGCTGCGAATGGAGATGCAAAATGGCTGACACCACCACGACCAATTACGGCTGGGTCAAGCCGGAAGTCGGCGCATCGACGACGACCTGGGGCACGAAGCTCAACAGCGATCTCGACCTGATCGATGCGCAGGTGTTCGCCAATTCGAACATGCTCAAGGCGCTCAACAGCCTTGCGGTGCAAAGCGCCTCGCCGGTCGTGGGGCAGCTCATCTTCAACAACAGCGCGGTGGGCGCGGGTTTGCAAAAGCGGTGGGCCCTGGTCGAGGACGTCACCGCCGAGAGCGGCGGCAACGCTGGCTCCAATCTCAGCCTGCAGGCCTTCACCGACCTCGGCGCGACGCTCTCGACGCCGCTCACGTTCTTGCGCGCGTCGGGGGCGGCGACGTTCGCCGGTCCCCTCACCGCCAACGGCGCGCTGACCGTCAACGCCACCGTCACCATGAACAGCGTGGCGACTGTGAATGGCGTTGGGGCGACGCCCTATTCGGGGGCGGCGCTTGGCGCGTCAGCCGCCAATCTGATGCTCAACAAGCAGGGCTCTGGGAATAGCGCGCAAATATCGTCTCTGAACAACGGCGTGTTCCGTTGGCAAATCATTCTGAGCACCAACACCGCCGAAACCGGCGGCAACAATGGCTCTGGATTTGCCATTCAGAACTTCAGCGACACCGGCGTGAGCCTTGGCCTGCCGCTGCAGATTGCGCGGGCGAGCGGCGTTTGCACGTTCTCGCAGCCAATCGTCAACGGCTCGGATCGAAGGCTCAAGGAGAACGTCGAGCCGGTCGTCGACGCGCTCGCGCTCGTCGAGCAATTGGACGGCGTCTATTACACGCTGATCGGCGACGACCAGGAGCGCCGACACGTCGGCCTGATCGCTCAGGACGTTCAGGCCGTGCTTCCCGAAGTGGTGTTTGAGGCTGAGGCTGAGGACGACGGCGAGGAGAAGATGCTCGGCATCGCCTATCCCCAACTCGTCGCGGTCCTCATCAACGCGGTGAAGGAACTCTCGGCCAAAGTCGCCGAGCTTGAGGAGAAGCTCGCTTAAAGCCATGTCGACGCAGTTTCAGCCGCTTGAAATTCCACCCGGCGTCGTCGCCAAGCCGACGAAGCAAATGCGGTCGAGCAATTGGGCCGAAGTGAACCTCATGCGCTGGGTCGAAGGCCAGATGGGCCCGGTCGGCCCTCAGTCGGAATACGATTATTCCTTCGCCTCGCCCTGCCGGGCGATCCACGGCTGGTATGGCCTCGATCAGGTCTACCGCATCGCCTACTTGTGCGAGGCGAACATCTACGTCGACGTTGGCGGCGCCTTGACCGAGATCAGCCCTGCTGCGGGCGCTGGCTCGGCGGTCGCCTATAGCGCGGGCAATTACGGCGCCGCCAACTATTCAGGCGCGGGCTCGAGCTCCGGCCTGATCCCGCCCGCCCCAATCGGCCTCGGCGGCTACAGCGACGGCGCCTATTCCGATGATGCTTACGGCACGGCGCGCTCGGTCAATTCCATCGCTCAGTTAGACCAGCTCCCCAATGCCTGGAGCCTCGATAATTTCGGCGCAATCCTCTACGCCATGACATCGCCGGATGGGCGTTTGCTGCAGTGGGACCCGGCGGTCGGCGGCCCGGCGGTGATCACGCCCGGCGCCCCGCACGGGCGCCTGTTCGTGGTGACGCCGGAACGCTTCATCATGATCTTCGGCATGACCCAGGACGGCACCGTCGGCGGCGGTTCGGCCCGGCGCTTCGGATGGTGCGATCAGGAGAACCCGACGAGCTGGGACTTCCCCGACCCCACCAGCCAAGCGGGCTTTCTCGACATCGAACCGGCTTCGCCGATCATCACGGCGATCTCGACCCGCAACGGCGTGCTGTTCTGGACCGGAAAGACGGCTTACGTCAGCCAGTTCCTCGGCATCCCTTACGTCTACAACTACGTCGCGTTGGCCAACAACTGCACGCCCTGGTCGCCCGAGAGCATGGTCGTCACTTCGGCGATGACCCTATGGATGTCGCATCAAGGCGCGTTCTCGTTCGATGGCACCTCAATCGTGCCGGTGGCCTGCCCAGTCCGCCCGTGGGTCGACGACGACATCGATCTTCTCAACGTGCGCGAGCAGGCCTGCATGGTGCATGTCGGCGATTTCAATGAGGTCTGGTGGTTCTTTCCACAGGACACTCAGCCGACCAACACGCGGGTGATCATCTACAACTACAAAGAGGGATGGTGGTCGCAGGGGCAGATGTCGCGCTCGGCGGGCATCACCTCGTCCTACACGGCGCACACCATCATGGCCGACGGCCTCGTCGCCTATCAGCATGAGGCGGGCGGGGCCTACCCCAACGGCGTGCCTCTGCCTTGGGCCGAGACATTCGACCTCAACCTCAATTCGGGCTCTAAACTGACCACGGTCAAGCAGATGCTCCCCGATGTCGACGGGGACGTGACGAACCTGCTTTACAGCCTGTTCTACCGCACGAGCCGCAGCGTCAGTAACGGCGCTCCGGTGATCGAGCTGCAGACTGCGCCGAAGCCGGTGCGGCCCGACGGTTATATCGACTTCCGCACCACCGGCCGCGACATCCGGCTTCGGATCGCGCTGGCGGGCCCGGCCGTGCTGCCGGTCACGGTCGGGCAGCATTTGATCGACAGCGTGCCCCGAGGAGATCGCTGATGGCGACGACGCCTCCCCCGCGCACCGTCCAGGCGCCGCCCGACCTGCCTTCGATGCCGGATGTGAGCGACAAGCTCACCGCCTACCTGCGCACGTTCTCTCTTTGGTGCCGACATGGTTTCGCCGACAAAATCAGCGTCTCGACCGCGCAGCCGGGGCTTCTGTTGCAGGCCAATGACGCGCCCGCCGGGACAACGCCCGCCGTGTTCATGCTGCAGGTGAACTCGGCGGGCGTGGTGAGCGCGGTTGCGGTCCCGCTCGGCGGGGGCAAGCCATGACCTACGAGCAGAAGCTCGCGCGCGTTCTCGACCGCATGGGCTCGACCTATCTGGTCGGCGACATCCTGAGCGCCATCGATCAAGGCAAGATGCAGAGCTTCGTCGTCAACAATTCCTGGGCGGTCACCGAGGTGCAGGACTTCCCCCGCGCCCGGCAATTGCAGCTCGTCGCGATGGTCGGCGATCTCGTCGATCTCGACCCGCTGCACGAGAAAATTGTCGCCTACGCCGACGAGGTCAACGCCGGGCTGCTTTCAACCTACGGGCGGCTCGGCTGGCTGCGCGAGGGGAGTTTCGAGCGCCTCGGCTGGCGGCTGAAGGCCAAGAGCCAACTCTACCTGAAGGAACTCTGACGATGGGCAATTCTGGCTCGACCAACCAGCAATCCAATCAGCAGAGCATCAGCCAGACGCAATTGCCGCCCTGGATCAATCAGGCGGCGCAGCAGAACTATGGGCTGGCGCAGAACATCGCCGAGAGGCCGCTCACCCAGTATGCAGGCCAGCAGGTCGCCGACGTCGGCCCGCAGACGCAACAGGCCTGGAATTTAGCCGCCACGTCGGGGGGCGCAGGCTCAGATCAGTACAACGCCTCGCAGGCAGGCTACCTCACTGCGGCCGGAACGCCCGCGACACAGATCACAGCGCCCGGCTCTGCGGGCCTCCAGCCGTGGATGAACCCGTTCACCAGCTCGGTGATCAACAGCACCATTCCGATCATGCAGCAGGCGAACGCGCTGTCGCAGAACCAGCAGGCGAACGCGGCGAACTCGGCCAACGCCTTCGGCGGCAGTCGGCAAGGCGTGCAGCAGGGCGTCGCCCAGGCGCAGGGCGCGATGAACATCGGCCAGATGGCGGCGCAGCTCAATCAGGCCAACTTCACCCAGGCGCAGGCGGCGAACCTCCAGGCCCAGCAGGGCAACCAACAGGCCAACCAAGCGAACATCAATTCGCTGATCTCGGCGGCGGGCGGCCTCGGCGCCCTGGGCACGGCGGCGCAGACGAACCAGCGCCAGCAGTTCCTGGAGCAGTCGACCGCTGGCGCGCAGGAGCAGCAGCAGGCGCAAAACGAGATCGCCGCGAATGTGAACCAGTTCAATCAGGCGCAAGCCTATCCCGGCCAGCAGCTCGGCGTCCTGCAATCGGCGCTCGGCATGACGCCCTACGGCTCGACCACGATGGGCTCGTCGACCGGGCAGACGCAGACGACGACGACGCCGTCGCTGATGTCCGATGTGACCGGCGGCCTGCAGGCGCTCGGCAGTCTGACCGGGCCGGGCGGCCTGTTCGGATCGGGCGGCGCGGTCGCAGGCTTGATGTCCGGCTCAGACCGGCACCTCAAGACCGACATCACCAAGGTCGGCACGCACCCGGCCACCGGCCTGCCCCTCTATTCGTACCGCTACAAGGGCGACCCGAAGAGCTTCCCCAAGGTCACGGGCCCGATGGCCGAGGACGCGATGCAGGTCGCGCCGCACGCGGTCCAGACGGTCGGCGTGCACGGGCCGACCGGGCAGGCCTTGCATCAGGTGAACATGGCGGCGCTCAACGCCGCCGGGCCCCCAGGCCTGCCTCCTGGCGGGCCTGCGATCCGGCCGCAGCGCATGGGCGCGGGCTTGTCGCTAGTGCCGGGCGCGCTCGCCTCGCCGACGCCCACCGGCCCCATCGGCGCCATGGGCGCGAGCATGAGGCCGCCGAAGATGCGGCCTCAGGGGCGCATGCCGAAGGTAGCGGGGGCGCTGCGTGGCTGACTTCAGCGACCTCAATCCGGTATTCGCATCGAGGCTCGCCCAGCTCCGCGCCGCGCTGACCCAGGCGGGCATCGGGAACAGCCTCGTTTCTGGCTACCGCTCGCCTGAATACCAGGGGCAGATGTACGCCAATCATCAGGCGAAGGCTGCAGGGCGACCGCTGCCTTATCCTGGCGTGGAAGCGCCCAGCGTCGTTGCGGCGCCGTGGCGCTCGTTCCACCACCCGATGATCCAGCGGCTCGGCACCCAGACCTTCGGGATCGTCGGTCTCGGCCGCATCGGCACGGCGGTGGCGCTGCGGGCCAAGGCGTTCAACTTCCGCGTCGTGTTCTA